CACGTGCACGGCGAAGTATCTTCATCAATGCACGGCGTTTCGTTGCTTTGTCAGGAAAACGGCCCTGATTGAACCGGGCGAGTGCGTTGCGTACATGTGCGGCGTCGTGGATAGGAAAGTGACCCTTACCTTCTTCGTCCACCCACGCGAACATACGCTTGGGCAGCTTCTTCCTCTGCTTGTATGTAAGCTTTGCTTTCTCTACGCCTTCCTCGTCTTCTTCCTCTTCCTCGTCGGCAGCCTCGACCTCTTCATCACCGACAACGTCGTCAAGCAGCTCTCTCAAACTACGGGCTGTGTACAACATATCCATCAGTGCAGATACCGTAGATCTGATGTCGGATGGATTCGTGATAATGCCGAGCTGCTGTAACACGTCCACCAGTCTGCTTGCAGCTTCCTTGTGATCCTCGTCCGCACCTACGATGTCCAACAGCGCTTCCACATGGTGGTGAACAGCTTTCAGGAGCTCTTCTTTCTGAATGTCATCTGCATCCTCACTCTTCGCCAGGACAAATGGAATTTTGTTGGCAGGCTTACGCACCAAAGACAGTCTGTTGATGACCATATCCTTTAGGAGAGTGGGCACCTTCTCACCTCACTCGCTTTCCGTATCCTGCCATAGAGTAGCCAGTCAGCTCGCTCTTGACCATCTTCCACAGTTCCTCGTCCCGGATGTGAGTGACCGCCACCCAGGACCCTCTAGGTACCATGATACTAGACCCAGGGTAGCAAAAGTCCGTCGGTGCTATGAAACTCTCTACTACCACGGCGTCCACGGGCACATCGGAGTGCTCCACGTCTACAAATGCGTTACCGCTCTGCAGGTTGATCATGAACCGATGCGCAGCCTTTTCGATCTCCTCTGCAGTAGTGTAGTCACCCTGGGCATCGACCACGTTCGGAGCGTAGACTACGCCATATACGAGTCTGCGTTCCTCGTCTGTCTTGATGATCGTGACATCGGCGCTCTGTCCCTCGTCTTTACGAACTGCCGCCCATGCAACACGAAAGGCATATTGCTCGTCTCCATCGCTACTCTGGTAGGCGCTGTTGAACGCTTTCATCCACTGTCTGCGCTTCTTCGGAGGAAGCTTCTTCACCGGAGCAGGAAGCTCTTCCTCTGTTTTGTACGGCTTCGTGATCTTCACCATTCCTTCGTGGTGGACCTGCGAGTAGTCAGGCTGTGCTTTCTCGAGCTGATTGTGGCGTGCTTTCCCGCCAGCATACGCACGGGCGTAGTACATTATCTCCTTGAACAGCCAGCTGGGCAGGTACTGTTTTGCCTTTTCAAGTAGCTTCTCCAGGTACGTCCTGGACGGCATTGTTTACCTCCTTGAACGCCGCGTTCACGGCAGCAAGCACATCATCCTTCGGCATACCGTCCGTCAGCGCCTTAGCGAGTGTATCTCTGACTCTATTGTATATCCGCTCTGCTCTCTCCTCCCCTATGGCGTCGGACAGGATACGAACGTTGGAGCGTGGATAGATAACGTCGAGCAGAGACGGACCCCACTTGTGTCTGCGGTCCCAGTACCACGCTACCTTGGACACGGTATCTCTGCGCTGCTCCTCGATGACAGACTCCTCAACCTGGCTCTCACTACGTACTGGCAAATCAGCAACCTCGCGTAGCCACCTCTCAAGGTCTGCGTCAGGTGTGATCAGACCGACGTTCACGGTGTCACGCAGGAACGCCGATAGCTCCGTGAGGGTGGGCCGCAGGATCGGGTAGTGGGATATGCGGGGCAGTGTGGGCATGCGGTTCAGCCACATGAGGCGAGCCACAGCGTACCTATTGATGACCTCCTCGATTGCACGCAGCCAACCCTCAAGGGATGTGGTGAACAAGTCCTTCTGCTGGCTCGCAAGCGCATAGCTACCGACCCGTTCCGATCCAAGGGTGATGAACTGAGCCAGCACTGACATGGCGATTCTCTGGTCGTAGCGAGCAATGATTGCGCCCGTATCGAACGATCTGCCTCCTCCACCGGACACAAGCTGTATGTCGAACCCAGGGGGCAGGATGATGCCCTTTGCCCGGTCGGCGCGCAGCTCGTCTATGATTCTCTCTAGCTTTTGGAACAGGGACTGGTTCTGCGGAGCGTAGATGTCCACCCCATCAGGCACGATCAGTTTCGGTATTCCTACCAGGTCACGTTCAACTCCGATGCCCTCCAGCTCCTCAATGAACTTCTTGAAGTACCAAGGACGAAGTGCCGGCCTCAGAATGCTACGTCCCTCCGGGTTTCCTCCCGTGTGCTTTGTCCGGAACAGCAGCATCTTGCGGATCGGGATGAAGATATAGCCCCTGCCAGGCTGGTTCGGATCTACCTGATACATGCCTCGGAGTCCGCCGTCGGGATCTATGGCCCACCGCCACAGAGTGAGCTGCGACCTGTAACCGAACTTACGCCATCCGAGCCTTCCGTCTCTGTAGCGGGACCTCAACGTTGGGTCGTCGTACTCTGACCCGCCCATACGGTATTTGTAAACGATCTCGAAGGCCGCCCAACCGTACGTGAGCATCGTGAGTACGTCGGAGATGAAGTCCTGCCATGTGTGGGACATGTCACCCATGCACTCATAGACAAAGTCCGCATCCCGCTTCGCCTGATCTGACTCGTCTTCAGGATCCACCTTCCACTCCACGGACCGCATCGTCTGCTCGATAGCGAGCATGATGGCTCCGATCACCGGGTCGGTATCCACCATCTGTCGGAACGTCTCACGCATCCTTTCAGGTGTGAGGCGCGTGAGGCGCTCCTCGTAGACCACTCCTGCAGCAGTCCTGAATCCGCTTACGCCCAGCTCTTCCGTGGGGTTGGAGCTGATGACGGCCGGGGCAGGATAGTACTTGGTTACAGTTTCAAGATTTCCGCTAGACTCGTTCTTTCTTCTCCTCGCCACGGTGGCTCCTCCGTAAGTAGCCCGCCAGACACAAGCGTGGGCTCCTTCATCATCGATTCTATCTGTTCCATGGTCGGCATAGTGTAGGCATAAGTGCGGACTTCAGCGAACGCGTACACGACAGCATCAGCACGATCCGGAGAGGGTATACCGCGCTTCCTCATCTCAAGCTTGGACTCCATCTTGATGAGCCCGTGTGGCGTCGGGGAGAAAGTGGGAGCCGACAGCTGCCCGTACAAGATGTCCTCCTCCGGATCCTTGTAACGTGCGAATGACACCTTTCCGTCCTGAATCGCTTTGCGGAACTCGTACCAGAGTTCGGTCCTGTAGTCGTGGTATATATCTGGGTACGAGGTAGGCTCTCTCACGTCCACCCCAACTACTGCCACGTCGTTCGGAACAGCTTCCTTCAGGAACGAGTAAACACCAGACCCGACGCCGATCTTGTCCACACGGACCTCCTTGGCATTATGCTTGCGGATGATGTGCATGATCCTCTGACACGTGTCCGCAACATCTGCGCCCGTCCAGTGGTAAAGCCCCAGCAAGTAGTAGCCACGCCTCACGGCCACGACAGTTTCCGCGTCTCCCATTTCCGCTACGTCCACGCCGAGGATTACAGGCCCCTGCGGATCGCCCAGATCGGCATTCTTAGCCTTCTCTATCAGGTCAGGCGGTATGACTACGTTGCTGTACTCTGCGCCCGGAAACTCACCGAGCACGCGGATCTTGTACAGGGGGTGGTTCTCGCCCCAGATCCGTCTACGCTGCTCGACCCACTCCCACGTGATCAGGCCTGGGATGACGGTACGCCTCTGCCTCACGTTGGGAGTGTCGAACGCCGAGATGCTGTGCTTCACGAAGTGAGCGCCGAAGTTAGGGTCGTTGAAGATTCTGTAGAAGTAACCCTGGTTCCGGGTGGGGTTCCCGATTGCGAGGATGCGAGCGTTTCCAGATGCCAGCAGTGAGTCCACTGCCTCCCACATGGGCTCGGGGTAACCACTTGCTTCGTCCACGACTACGAGTACGTTCTCGGAGTGGATACCCTGCAGCTTGTCCGGGTCGTCGGTCGCTACACCGATCGCATATGCATCCTCTGAGAGTGTGTACGAGCCGGTGAGAGGTTTTCCTCCGAGAGGGACTTTTGACTTAGCAATCATACGGTTGATTTCGCGCCAGATGATCGTGAACACCTGCCTCGCCGTGGGAGCGGTCGTAACGGCCACGCACGGCTGGTACAGATTCACGAACGTGAGAACTATGGCGGCCGCACAGAAAGACTTGCCACTTGCGTGGCACGACCTTACCGCAACAGCATTGTGACGAAATACATCCTCAAATATTCTGCGCTGCTTTTCCCACAGACGTATTCCGAGGATGTGCTCCGCGAATAGGATCGGATCCTGGCGCATGCGCTCCACGATAAGAGCGGCACGTCTCCTGTCCGTGCCAAGTCCCTTTGCAAACCGGGCCGGATCAATGACAATACGGCTATCCTTCATCACCGACTGCCTGTCGCAGCACGTCCTGCCAGGTCATGGTACTCTCCACAACCTCGTCCCCCATCACGTCGGAGACGATACGTCGCAGCGTTTCCAGAGCTGCAGCAAGGTCTCTCATCTCCCATGACTGGACCGCAGCTTGCTTCGTAGGTACGGCGGCCATTCCTTGCTCACGGGCAGCTACAGCCACCTGCGCGAGTCTGCTTTGGATCAGCTTCACGCCCAGTAAGCACGCCTCCACCATGGAGGAACGTATCTTGAAGTTCGACTCCACGTACTCAGCCATCAGACGGTTCTTAACCTCTCTCGATATGGCGCGATATGTGCGCGTGCGCTCCTCGTGCCACTTCTCCTTGATGGCACGCTCCTGCAGCGTACGGAAGTTTAGGCCAAGTGCACGTGCGACATCCCGGATGCTTGGAAGGATATGTTTGCCATCCTTCTCGATCCCGAACACATACATTGTTCGGGCCTTGATGATGAGCTTTTCGTCTGTCTTACTCGTTTTCATTTAGCTAGCGCCTCCTCCCCCTGCGGGACCGCCTGGCTCGCTGGGCCCCACGCCGCCTGCGTTCCCGTTCACGCTCCCTCCGTGTAGTAACCTTGGGGCGCGTGCGACGGCGCTCAACACGCCTCGCCTGCACCTTCGGACGGCGACGCGGCCTGCCTCTGGCCGCCGTTCTCGCCCTCTTGGACTCACTCTTGGGCTTCTTTGGCATGTCTTACACCTCCTAAGACAACTATACGCGAGACACAGGAACACTACCCCAGTTCTTGCGCACGACCTGTTCTATCACCTCCCTCCTGCGCATGTCGAAGTACTTGTGGAAATCCTCGGACGTGCTAAGGAAAATGTGTCTTCGCGCCCTGCACGCCCTGAGCACCTCTGACCTTTGCGATCTGCTGTTTGGCGCAGACAACCACACCATGTCACCCACGGACACATACTCTGCGAATCTCTCGTACACGGTGACCAGTGCGTAGACCCTGCTTTTCGTCGAAATGCCCACAGTGCACAGTGACTCAACTCTCGGTGGTAGCCCCATGGAGAATATGAGCCAGTATGGTGAGAAGATCATGTTGGGCACCACCATGATACCGTTGTCCTGCATGAACCGCTCCACGAACCTGGTACGCCACACGTTGTACACGTAAACCGGCAGGGGATCATCCGTGTGGACCGTGAAGTAAGTGCTGAACACCATCCTGCACCCTGAGTCCCTTACTTCCTTCACGAAGTCTTGGAGTCTAGACCAAACGTACTTCTCCAAGTAGTCGTCGCGCACGTTCAAATCCAGTATCCAACCTTCACCGATCATGTCTGTTATGCGCCTCTTCCACTTCTTCCTGTATCTGACAACATAGGTGTACTTCTTCGGATCAACATCAACGTACTTGTCGAACTGAGCAAGAGTAGCGGGCAGATACCTCAAGTTGTTGGGTACACGTGGGATCATGTCCTCGCGCAGCTGAGGGATCTGTTTCGAGAACAGCGACCGGATGCGCTCGGATACTACTCTGACTTTATCGGCTGTCCACAGCATACGCAACGCTTCACCTTCCCGCTCCCTTTCAGCTTTCCCTCTTCGTCGAAGAACTCCTCCGTCAACATATCCCGAACTGGAGCCAAATGCTTGCCGTACGGGATGGGAGCCTGCACGAGTTCCTTTAGCTCCTCCGGCGAGAAACCGATAAGGTAATCTTCCAACCCATCCGCAAACGAGACCAGCTTTTCGTAGTCGAAATCTCCTCCAATCCTGTTGAGATCCACGTTGAGAGCGCGTGCTTTCCTGTAGTCGCCCCGCCACAGAACGCAGGGCACCTTCTTGATTCCAAGTTCCTTAGCGGCTCTCACACGTTGGTGTCCGCCGATAATCTCTCCGACATGCTTTTTATCGGGACCCGCATACACGATCACAGGATCAGTAAAACCATACTGCTTCAAGCTACGCTTCAGCT